AATCGACTTGCTCTGCGAATATTTTGACGTATCTGTGAACGAAATTATCGAATACTACGATCCATACGAATATGAGGAAGATTAATAGTCGGCAAATCATATGCGTCCTCGTACGCCTCTATAAGCGCTCCAACTCCTCGGTTAACCAATATTTCATTTGCATCTTTAAACGTGCTATTACGCCACTGTATGACGGCTAAATCGCGTCCTTTCATCGCTTGTACTACTTGTGCGTTAAATCTAGCGCCAGCCTTATCGTTATCGCCCGCGACTATTAATCTATTGAACGGCAGCCTACGAATTATGTCAGATTGCTGCTGCGTAAATGAAACGCCTCCAATTGCTATTGCGTTATACCCCGCTGTTCTCCACGATAAAGCGTCTATTTCTGCCTCACAAATGATTAAATCGTCATACGAACGATTGTATAAATCTGCGCCAAAGACTAGTTCGCGAATAGGTCTTGCATTACGTTCGTAGAAAAACGTTTTACCTTTTGTAGCACGATATTTTACGTTAGACAACTGACTGTCTGGCGAGTACCACGGAATGGCGACAAAGCCGTAGTGACGCGACTTTCCAACTTTTGCCTCGTCCTGTACCTCTCGAGATATTCCTCGCTTAACTAAATATGGAGACGCTTGTCTCTCGATAATATCACTTTGCAGATTTCTTTTAAATGGCGACATCTTTAATCTCGGCAAAATGAGCATTATGTCACTAGTTTCCGACATTTCGACATATTTCGATAATAAGTAGTCTTGCGTCTCCTCATACGTTTCATTTCGTAGGAATGAGAGTAACTTTACGATGCCGCCAGACTTCCATTCGTCGTCATATGCGCCCGAGTCACCCCATGAGCCAGCCGGATATTCTCCGTTTTCCTCAAGTAGGACAAAGAATGAAGGTGATCGGTCGTACCTAAACGGAGATGCTGCGATTAATTTGTCGTGCAACCATTTAGGGCGTGTCCATTCGAACTCTTCTAATTCGGCTTGGACGTCTATGTGTAAATAGTGACCTCGCATGTTAATCGTTGCCAAAATTTTCACCTGCCTTTATCGTATTTTAAATTGGACATAAATTCAACGTCTTGTACACTTGTAAAATGTGGTAATTGTCGAATCCGAACTAAAAGTCGAATTGTGATACATATTTTTCGCCTTTTGGCATCTCGCGAACTATTCCAATTTGAGGCACATAGAGTATTTCTACGACATCACCTTCGCCCCCATTACGTCCCTTATTTATACCAACAAGTCCTCTACCTTGCTTATAGTCCGTATCAACCGCAATTAAAATCGCAGCATCCTCAAGGAGTGCTGACGTTTTCTTTACCTCACTACGATCTGGCAACGTTAACTCACGTTCGCCTTCTTCGTCTTTTGACTCCTTTACTTCGTCAGCTTGCGTTATGGCTAAAGTTACAACTTGCAATGTCCCCGTTAATCTGCGCAGTTTCATCGAAGTATTCGCAGCATCTCCGCCAGTCGTCCGTGACGTATTCTTTTCGTAGTCTAAGTAATAAAATGGATCAATAATAACAACGTCTGCTCGTGTTTGGCGGATATCCGCCTCTAATTGGCGCAATGATCGGTCATAGAAGTCCATATCGTCCACTCCTCGCACAATAATCGTCCCAGGGATATAGTCGTTTACTTGTTGCAAAAAGTTACGGAATGCTTCTTCTATTTCCGGAGTTAAACGTCCTTTTCGTATAGCATCCGAGTTAAATCCCGATTCGCCATCGTAAATTAATTCGTTTTTAACAGATTCCAATTTCGAATGTGTTACGCCTATTCGACCACTGATTTCCGTATATAAACGGACGAATACTTCAAATGTCGGCATCTCCATCGACCATTCGAGGACCGTTGCGCCTTGCATTGCTAGTGTTACCGCCTCTTTGATTGCAGCTATCACCGATTTACCTCGTCCAGATTTACCGTAGATAACATGCATATTTCCGCTGATATATTCGCCGATATTTGAGAACGAGCTTTTCCACGTCTTAAACGATTTACCTTCCTTACGACGATCATACTCAGATAAGAATTGTTCAACGTCGCCTTTTAAGTCCGAGCCGACTTTATCTCGAACGTCTGTTCGTTGTTTAATATTATCAAACTTTTCCTGTAGCTTGTCAATGAGCATCGGGACATCATTTTTATACTCGTCAAATAATGCTTGAATTTGTCCGCTGTTTATAAATTCCGCAAAGTCTACTTGTCCAGCATCATTTACTAAACGACGCGTTAACCATTCATATGAATCTGACACTTGCGGCACATAGAAGAACTCCGGTACTTGCTCGACTACTGTAGCATAGCTTGGCGCCTGCCCCCGATTCTGCTCGGCATATTGACGAATAAATTCGTATGCCTTGCGGTCGGCTGCGACTTTGAAGTGTTCAGCCGTTATGTTATGGCGTGCGAGCGCTTGTACGTCGTTATCGTCGAGTATTTTCGATAGCAGTAGTGTTCCGTTGTTACTCATTCGCTTAAACCTCCTCCGGTTCTACGCCATGTAATGCTTTATGCGCTCGATTACGCATTGTCGCTTCAACTGAGAGCCCGTGATATGCGTTACTCTCTGTAGTTTTTTCGATGTTTGAAAGAGCCTTTCTTAATCGCTCAATTTCCGCGACAAGTTGAGGTATATCTTCACACGATTTCCCTGCGAATATATCGGCGCTGTCATGGTAACGCACACCGTATGCGTATTTTTCGGCTCGCTCTTTAATTTGCGTTAATTGTTCGTTAGTTATCACTTACGCCACCTCCGTTTATCCTTGTAATCCACGTACTGATCCGCAACCAAAATCGCCAATGCGATCACCACGAATAAAATCTCGAATGCACTACTAATCAGCGTCAAAATAGCGTCTAACCTCCTCGTCTGTTGCCAGTCGCCAATGCTGCGCCACAAAATGCGGATAATCTCCGATTGTCTGACCACGACCGCCGTTTTTCGCATAGCAAACGCTAATCCCAAACGATGATTTCGCACATCGCCCGATTATTCCGTCTTTACGATGGACTACGATTGCTCCATGAATTATTGCGTCAATTTCGCGTTGTCTAACTACGCTTTGAATTGCGTTCCCTACGATATCTGCGTTAACTTTTTCGATTTTCATGACAACTCCGCCAATTCTAAATGTATTTCGCCTAAACGTTTCTTGCCGCGTTCAATCTGCGCCTGATCCTCCGATTGCATTGCGTCATTTAACGAAGCTAATTCGTAATCTTGTTCGGCTAATAAAGCGCGTCTCATTTCGTTATCTGCGTCATATTTGCGGATGATATTTTGAACTCTCGATTTCATTAACGTTTCCCCCTTTTCGATTCTCCCTCAAACGCTATTACTGCGCACTGGTCTCGCACTCTATCTGCCAACCTAGCGTCAAATACCGTTGCTAATTCGTTAATCGGAATATTCGATGTATAAACAGTCGGCTTATCTGCTGTTGTCCTGGCGTTAATAATCGCATGTACTAGTGATCTAAAACTTTCCGTGGATCCACGAAGCCCAATATCGTCGCAAACTAGGAAATCTACGCTGCTCGCACGCTTAATGATCGTCTTAATCTCGTTTAAGCCCGCCTCGTCGTTCGTCATAGTTGCGAGGTTATATTTTGTTTGCATTTCGTTAATGTCGAGAAACATCGCCGGATGTTGCGTTGGCTGGATTCCGCGCTTCAAACTTCCGAGATAATTTTCGATAATGTAAGCATTCATAAGACATATAGATGACGTTGTTTTTCCGTTTCCAGGACTTACGCTAAATAGATACAGCGATTTAATACGTTCACTATCTGCGTCAAACATACGTTGAAATGTTGAGACGTACTTTTCGAGTAATCCGTAAGCCTTCGATTGTGATTCGCGCGCTGGCGAGTTGTTTAACGTCAAATGTCGATAGCTTGCTGGCGCCCCAGCTAATGCGATACGTCCACCTTTTCCGTTAAGGCCCTGCATAGCGATACGATGCGGACATGTTGGCGCACAGCTTGTGCAGCCATTGCGATTGCGTTCGTTTAGTATGCAAATTTGCGTCATATATGCGTTATCTCCTTTCAGATTAAGCCGAGTTCTTCCGCCATATACTCGATTTCTTCTTCGGCTAAATAGTGACCAGTCTCGCATTCTATTTCCCATAGTTTATTATCGATGTAAGCCTGTTCGCCACGCTTCGCTATACGATGAAATTCCGGCGTACATACCGTTAATCCTTTAACTGATAGTTGCGTCATATTATCGCTCCTCATAGTAATCGCACACATCTTCGCCAAGCGCGTCACATGCCGATTTTAGTCCGTTTTCTAAACGTTCAACTTTATCCATAAGCGCAATCATCATCTTACTACCTGGCGGATTATTTACCCATTCTTCGCCGTGACGTAAATACTTTACGTGGTAATCTTGCGTTAATACTACGTTATATTTACCGTTTTCTACTGAAACATTGTAGATATATTCGCTCATTCCGATTCCTCCTTAACATTTCCTTCTGCGTCGTAACATACTTTATATCCTTTTTCAATAATTGTCTGACCGTTTATTTCCTTAATGACCGATTTATTCCTATCTACTACGCAGTAACCTCCTACTGGTAGCGTTGAGCACCACCTTAAAAACAACGCGATAAGTATGACGAAAACTATTAGCGTTATTGTCTTTAGGCATCTCATAACCAATCCGCCACCTCCTCAATATTATCCGCAGCCTCACGCTCAGCCTCCTCCCTTTTGCTCGCCAATTCCGCCTGCTGCAATAATCGCTTCATATACTCCTGCATAAACCAAAACGATAAGCCCGGATATTGCTGCGTAGGATTATATTGCGTGAAACATGCGTCAATGAACGCTTTCAACATCTCCTTTCGATATTGCCCGGGCTTGCGAGCAGTTCCGATATATTTAGCGATTAAATTACGTTCAGCTACGACACTGCCTGCGCTTGCGTATTGGATTCCGTAGCGTTCTATGTGTTGATCGGTTAAGTATGCTTGAAAGTGTGCTGCGTTCCATTTTTCGATTGGTGTATCGTTATAGTGCGTTGCTTTCTTCGCCAATTGTTAGCGCCTCCTCTACGATGTCTATTACAGTCCGTGGTGATTCGCAATTTTGAGAACATTCTTCGAGTGCTAAACGCAATCGAGCGTTCTCGTCTCGCATATCACGGACTTTCATCATATAAAATTCCGCAATTTCACGGTCTGTCATTGGGTAATCAAACGCCATTATTAACGCTCCTTTCGTCTGTAGTAATCGTTTTATATTCCGAGTTAGTTGCGATTAATTTTACGAATTACCTAACGCTGTCCTTGCGATTGTTACTATATCTTCGTAGCCACTTTCGTATGATAAGCACGACGCCTCTTCCGTTGCAACTGCGATTATATCTTCCAATTCCGCTCGTAATCGCTCAACCTCCGCAACAAGTGCTGGCACATCTTCTCGAGCATATGCGATGAACGTCGCATCTTCTGGACGGAGTGGAATCGATAACGCTTCGTCATTCTGCGTCCGTACACCGTAAAGTCCTGCAGACCTCCACGGACCAGGCGTCGCTTTTGCTGCGCGCTCTTTGATTGCGTTTAGTTGTTCTGCGTTCATTATGCATTCACTCCTTCAATTTTTAGTCCGTAGGCATCTGCGACAAATTTGATGCCTATCATTGCGCCGAGATCTTCGTCGTGCTCAAAACGTTCAAATAGTTCGCTTCTGTTACGGTATTGTTCGGCAACCTTTTCGGCTGGCGTTTGTTCGATTTCATACCCATTAATTAGTGCTCGCGCCAATTTCATCGGTGAAATTTCATGCAAAGTTACTATTGCTGATTTATCTTTTCTTTTAAATCTACCTATCTCCAGGATTACACTTGATGCCTGATAAAGTATTTTCTCGTCATCTTGGCTTTTTCTAAGTTGTTCAATAGCCTCCGCAACCTCTTTCGATACTTTCACTTTATTTGCGTTACTCATGCGTCAATTCCTCCGTTTCATTTCGCTTAATTTCCCCTTCGTTTTAGCCGTTCTAACTCCGCACCTTACAATTAATCATCTTCGCCCATTGCACGCTTAATCTCCCGCCTAAACAAAGCGATTTCATTGCGCAATTGTTCGAGACTAGTTGCATCCGACTCCAATACGTTCTGCCTTGCGATTAATTCGATAGCTTGCGTTACTTTTCCGCAATACTTCCAGTTGCGCCATTCCTCACGCATTTCTGACGAGTGCTTATCTGCGTCATATGCAGGCGATAGCGTTGGATCAACGAGATGCTTACGTTGTACGATGATTTGTGTGGTATCGGATGTGATGCGGTATTTGTCGCTGATTTCGATATTTAGCGTCATTTATGCGTTCACTCCTTTATACTGTCAGCATTTCTTTAGCTACGACGTACATAGTTTCTTTATATCCTTTTAGGAACAGCGTATTTACCCAAGTAGTTGAGCCATTTGCGTATTTTCCACTACCATCCGTTAACCCGTCCGCCTTCTTTATGCTTTTCTTTTCGTCCTTCCAAACGGCATACCCAGTCATGGCGTATATTTTCCCGAACAGTTCGTGATATCCTTCTGGCTGACGACGAGTAGCTGACGTAATCATTGTACGGACTTCTTCGAAAGTTAGCTCTTTAGCTTTTACTGTTGCAGACTCCAGTACTTCTGTCTCCTTGCCTACGTAATGTTTCTCACGTGATTCTTGCGTTAATGAAAGAATATCACTCGTCTTTTCCACTACCGTTGTAATATCTGAACGCATCGTCAATACTTGTTCCTCAACTCGGATAATATATGAATATGCCTCTTTAAGTGCTTCGTAGAGTCCACTTATTACTTGCATTTGTTGTGTCTGTACAATTGCGTTCTCGCTAAATCGTTGCTCCATTACTGCCATTAATCCAGTTTCCTCTTGTTTCGCTTTGAAAAATTCATCAAATTGACGTACCATAGTTAAATTCCTCCTCATATTTGTTTTATTGTACTTCGCTAAATTCTACGTCCACAAAATCACCGATTCCAGTTACTTTGCTAAAGTCTGCTGAGATTTCTTTTAATGCTTGAACAGCCTCGTTATATTCACGTTGGGTTACTTGGTCAACGTATTGAATCGTATCATTATACTTGATTAAAAATGCATGCCGTTTAATGAAATCACGAACTGCCATATTAAACGAGACAATCGCAGTAGTTGCGTCAGAGACGTTTGTAGCACGTACTCGATCGCCATAATTCTCTAATGCTCCGAAGCGATCTTCATACGCTTGTAAACGTTCAACTGCCGAATAGTCCGTCTTGTCGATTTCCACGACTTTCTCGACTTCTTTCTCAACTACGATTTCTTTTGGCTTTGTTACAGACGACAACTCATCCGTGAGCCTTTCGTTTTGTCGTGTGAGTATTTCTTCGCTACGTTCCTTTTCGGCGAGCATTGCGTCCTTACGTTTCAATTCCGCCTTAACTTCCCGTAATTCACGTACAGTCATTTCATCAACCACTTTAGTTTCGCCTGTTGACGGGATTGTGTGTGATTGTTCACGTTGTTCTAGCGGTATTTGTGAAATCTCATACAACGCCCTAAGTGTCTTACCGTGACACATGTCACGATTACCTCCGGAATCGACGTACACTAATATAAAATGCTTTGCCTTCGTATGCTCCATATTAATACTGTCTAAAAATCCTCCCCAATATCCTCTAGCTACTATTGTGCGTCCTTCTTTATCTGTACCGCTAGGTAAGCCGAACTTCTTCGGGTTATATTTAACTTCGTGAAGCCTCCGTCCAATCTCGAATATTGCCTCGCCAGCTACACGTTGGTAAGCGTTGATTTCAGCAGTGATTACATTTATATCAGTAGACAGTGTTGATAATTCGTTTTCCATTTCCAATAATTCTCCTTCCGTTATAGGCGTTCTATCCTCCGTATGATAAATATGTCGACTCGCGATTTAAAACCGTTTCTAGCCACGTTTACAAAGGCGAAATGAAGGCGCTATGCTTCGTTAACCTCTGCGATATTGTTATCGCCAGTGAAACGGTGCTCGACGCCACATGATTCGCATTTGAAGATATGTCCGCCATCTTGCGTTGTATATCTGAAAACGTGGTCGCAGTGCGTTTGTTGATTACGTTTAATATCGACCATTACGTTATATACCTCCTTGTTATATTGGCGTAATTCTTTTAGATTGCGATAATATCGTTAATTGAATATCAGATATGGAGCGATAGCGACATAGAGGATTTATGCTCTAGCATAAAGACTCGTTAATATTTTAAAGATAGTAGTTTAGTTAAAAAGAAAGTAGTATAGTTCGTGTATCCGGTTTGACACCCCTAAGGTGTATTCCATCTGACACCCCTACCGTCATTTATCGAGTAAATAGTAGACATTCGTCGTCTGTTTTCCTCGTCCAAATACACGCTGTTCTCTACGAATGTAGCCTGTCGATTCTAACGATTTCAGCGCTCTGAATACGCTGTTGCGGCTGAGCATCGCCATATCAGCGATTGTTTGCGCGCTTGGATACGATTGTTTGCTCGTGTTATCCGTAAATAAACAAAGCGTCATGTAAACGATCTTGTCTCGATGTGTTAACGTTTTGTCACGTGCCAATGACTGCGGTACCATAACGAATTTAGTTGTGCGATAGTCGATTACTTGCATTTGACGACCTCCTTACTTATACAAGCATAGTAATATCTAGAAAAGTGCGACACAAAATATAAAATATTTAAAAATAATCCTAAATACCTACGAACTATATCGTAAAATATACGTATATAAGGTAATTAAATGTAACGGAGGAAAATCAATGCATATACACATTTTGAATTGGAGATATTTAGAGTAGTAATCGCAAGATTAAATTTAAGTGATTACTAAATAGGAGTTGATTGACTTGGGGATAAAATTCACACTTGCTAAAACACTACATAGTTATGATATACAACAGATTCAGCTTGCCGAAGAATCAGACACAAGACCAACAACAATCAGTCAGTTGTGTCGGGGGGATATAAAACGCGTCAATATAGAGATGATAGAACGTGTAATACCAGCTCTCGAACGACTTACGGGCGCTAAGCACTCACTAGAAGATATACTGATTTACGTTGGGAACGAAGAAAATAACGATGAATAAACGGAGGTAATCACATGAACACAAAGAAACCGTGGTATACAAAAAAGAAGGTTTGGAAATGGATTGGAATAGTTTTTCTAGCATTGTTTATTATAGGTAAAGTTTCTGAGATTACAGGATATAGCGATAAGCTAGAGGCTCAAAAGGCAGAGGAAAAGGCTGCAGCAGAGGCTGAAAAAGATGCTAAACAAAAGAAAATAGAGGCTGAATTAACCAAAGAAAAAGAGAAAGAACAAGCTGAACAAAAGGCTGCAGCAGAGAAAAAAGCAAATGAAGAAAAAACGGAAAAAGAACGTCTTGCTAATCGAACAATCGACGAAAAAATAAAAGACACAGTTATTTCTGTAACAGGCAAAAAAGGCTATCGTAGTCACAAATTTGACAGTAATGCTTTGAAAATACAGATAAATTCACAAGGTAATTTCACAAAAAATATGGTACTTAAAGGTACGTACATGGACATGTTAGGTATTGTGGAAAAAATACAAAAAGAATCATTATTTAACGGCGCAGATGAAGTTAAAATAGCGTTTTACACAGAATTTACTGACATGTACGGAAAGATGTCCGAAGAAGTCCTTGTTGAAATCGGGATGAATAAAGACACCATAAGTAAGATTGAATTCGAGAATGTTCTTCATACAAATGTTCCAACTCTTGCAGACTACTACTGGGAGAATCCGCTGTTCGCTAACAATTGATGAATAGGCGCCTTAATAGGCGTCTTTTTATTTGTCTCCGGTAATCCAATTCCGAATAGCACGTCCAGACATATGACTACGCTCTTTCAGCCAGTTGTAAAACGGCACAGATTTTGTTCCATGCGGCTTTTCCACAGACTTCGGCTTATAGATCGGACGCTCCTTTGCGTTGTTGTACGCGCTTGTAAACGCTCCTACGACGTTATCGAATGATGTGCCTTCGACTGTTGCTACGGACATATTTAGGAGTACCGTTTTAGCACGGATGAAGTCCGTAATGGTTGCGTCAGAACCTACCCGTAGCGCTATTACGTGTGCTTGCGCTTTGATTACGCTTGCCATCGGCATAGCTTCGATCAGACGAAATGTTGCGATTTGGTATTCGTTAGTTGCGTATTTTTCGACGTATTGGCGTTGTTCTTCCGTACTTAACGATTCATTTTTAGATTCGCTTACAGGCGTCTTTATATTATCTTTTACTTGTTTTTCTAACGGTAGTTCAGAAAGATCAAGAGATATTGCGTTGCCAATTTTCGCGTCATCAGCTACGTCAATTGTATCCGTTTTAGAAACAATTTCGATAACTTCGTCAGCACGATTGAATACGTAAACATTGTGCGTTTGATACTTGTTACTGCGTTCCTGGCGAATAACTTTAAGCAGATTATGCGACGCTGCCTTACGTAACATCCGATTGAAAGTCGAGCGACTAACGCCGATCAATGCGTCCATGTGCGTAGCAGCTACGGCTTTCTGCGCTTTGCACCAAGCAACGCCAGCTATTGCGCTGCCTGCGAATTTGCGTAGTTTATTAAGAGCGATGTATTCCGATTTAGTAAATACTGGCTTTAGCGTCAGCATCGCTTGTTCGAATTGGTTGTTGAAATCTCGGATACTATCAAACTTCGATAGTAAGTCGTATCCTCGTTCTTCTGCGTAAGTATTAGTGGTCATGGTCGTGATCCTCCGTTAGGGAAAACGAAAAAGCGCCTATATCGCATTTTACTTACGACACAGACGCTTTAATTTACTTTTCATCGTTTACATAATCATAAACATGTAGTATAATGTCTATATTATATATGTAACATCAGAAAAGCTGGTAAAGTGTTGGTCGCGAGTCTCGTTCGCGGTTAACGGTGAATGAGTGCTACCAACACTCTCTCACACGCCAGCTTTTTTCTATTTCCGTTCATTTGTTTTGTTATCCACAACTTTACACCGCAAAAAACGGAAATGCAAGCATAAAATTCATCTACTAACTTGTTGTAAAGATTCCTCGCATATTTATGTGTACTATATGTGTACTTAATTGAAATTACTGCTTGATTATCTTGTTTTGTAAGTATATAATGAAATTACAAGTACACAATGTTGCGTACTAAATGCAGAGGAGTGATTTTATATATGAAAATTGAAAGATTTAATGCAGACTTCGGAAACTCAACAAGTAACTTCTTAGTGGACAGTTATTACTTTGAAATACCTACATGCGTTGTTAGAATTTCAGAGGAACATGCAGAAGGATTATTTACAAATCCAGTAGAAAATACAGACGACCTACTAAATCGTTTATTAATTTCAACAGTCATAAACGATGAAGAGCACTTCTTTATGGTCGGAAAATTAGCCGAAACAAGTCCTTTTGCAAATAGTCATGTTGGAAAGATGCATGATAAAATAAACAGCAATATTCCTTATGCAACTTTTTTAGCTGCTATGACTTATATTTATAAAATTAACCAAGAAAACGACTCTGAATCAGCAGTTGAAGTAGATAATATGAAAATGATGTTACCAGTATGGCTATTGAAAAAAGAAGATAAATTT